AATCAAACTATGCTTGGATACTTTTGGCGACCGGAAGAAGTAAGTTTGCAAAAAGATCGTGCAGACTTTCAAAACTTTCGTCCAGAGCAAAAGCACATCTTTACTAGTAATTTAAAGTACCAAACATTATTAGACAGTGTGCAAGGACGTGGTCCTTGTTTAGCTTTCTTGCCTCATGTAAGTCTACCTGAGCTAGAAGGTTGTATTGTTACTTGGGACTTTTTTGAAACAATACATAGTCGTTCTTATACACACATCATGAAAAACGTTTATGCAGATCCTGCAGAAGTTTTTGACACTATTCTTGATGATAAAAAGATTATTGCTCGTGCGCAAAGTGTTACTAAACACTATGATGCATTTAACGAAGCAGCAGACGCCTTTATGCATCGAGGCGAAGGCAATATGCACGAAGTCAAAAAGAAACTATACTTGGCAATGCAAACAGTAAATATCTTAGAAGGTTTGCGTTTCTATGTATCATTTGCTTGCACATTTGCTTTTGGAGAACTAAAGCTAATGGAAGGTAGTGCTAAGATTATTTCACTTATCGCTAGGGACGAAGCACAGCATTTGGCACTTAGTACACACATTCTTAAACTTTGGGCACAAGGCAAGGACGATCCAGAGATTGCTAAAGTTGCTAAAGAGTGCGAAGAAGAAGTTTACGACCTATGGCGTGAATGTGTTGCAGAAGAAAAAGATTGGGCAGATTATTTGTTCAAAGACGGATCAATTATTGGTCTAAACGAAACACTGCTACATCAGTATGTAGAATACATTGCTAACCGCAGACTTAAAGCACTAGGCATGAATGCTATCTTTGATGCACCAGTAAACACTAACCCGCTACCATGGACACAGCATTGGCTATCTAGCTCGGGATTGCAAGTTGCACCGCAAGAAACAGAAGTCGAAAGCTATATCATTGGCGGCATTAAACAAGACGTCGATAAAGACTCACTAAAAGGATTCAGTTTATGATTTTAATTTACGGAAAACCAATGTGTCCATTTTGTGATAGGGCAAAATCTCTATGCGAACAGCGTGGGTTTGCTTATGAATACAAATCACTAGGCACAGATTACACAAAAGAAGAACTATTAGAAACATTCCCAGGTGCTCGTACAGTGCCACAGATTGTTGTTAACGGAAACAAGGTAGGCGGCTATGAACAGTTTACCCAATACATTGACGAAACAAATTATAACGGCACAGGACACACAGTAGGACATTAATATGTTAATTGAATCACCGTACAAGGTTGGAGACACAGTATCATTTAAACTAACCTCCGGCGAAGAAATTGTAGCAAGGCTTGAAGAAGAAACAGACAAGTCTTATACAGTAAAGAAACCAATGGTACTTATTGCTCAACAGCAAGGGTTAGGTTTAGCACCTTTTATGTTTAGCGTAAGTCCAAGTGGCAAATTTGTATTACAATCTAATGCAGTTAGTTGTATTGCAAAAACAGAAGAAGAAATTGGAAAACAATATGTTTCCCAAACATCAGGCATAGCAATAGCTTAAATTAAGGAGAAAAGGCAATGAGTAATCACGAAGAAATTGTACAAGCATACAATAACTATCTAGCAGAACATGCAACCTTTGAAGAAAAAGGTGTTAAGGCAGCAGCGGCTAGAGCTCGTAAGGCACTTGGAGATTTAGGTAAGCTCACAAAAGAGCGCCGTAAAGAAATCCAGGATAAAAAGAACGCAATGTAATGTGGCGTCTTTGGGCAAAAGCCCTTGGAGAAAAGGCTGGCAGATCTAAGAAAGAAGCAGATACTATTGCTCTGATTAGAACTGCCATTCTTTTTATCTACATTATTACAAATCTTTTTATTATAGCAGGAGTACTAAGGCATTGGTAGAATGATATATTTTTTAAAATCTTGCGAGTACAAATGGACTCATGCTAAAACAGATTTAGAAAAACTTTGGATTATGCGTGAACTTGGAACAGATATTTTTAAAATTGTAGAACAAAATAATTGGAAATGGCTCTGGCTACGTTCAAATAGTCAAACTTTACCAGAAGACATATATTGCCGTTGCGACATATATGTAGATATACCAGATACTAAACAAGCAACACATTTTTTACTTAAATATCCTAAAGCAATTTTAGTGGAGAAAGTTTAATGTCATTCTGGATTGATTACGCAATAGAACAAGGTCCTAACAGGTTTCGTGTTAAAGGCGATTGGGACAAAGAAGTTATGGGTTACGATAAAGACGGTAAAAAATCTAACACCAAAGGTACACTATACAACCCAGGTGAAGTTTATATTGTTGGAGAAGATGGGTGGTTATATAAATCAGATCACTTGTCTACATTAATGATGGCATACGAAGCAAAGAAAAATGAACGTAAGTGAAGGCGATTTAGCAGTAATAGTTTTTAGTATACGTCCATCAAACGTAGGACGTTATGTTAATGTAGCAGAATACATTGGCAAGTTTAAAGAAGGCGAACAGTTTGATTTTCGCGGAATGGTTTGCCAAGCACTTGTTTCAGATCATTACTGGTGGGTTGAAGCAGACGACCTTGAAATCAAATTAGGTCCAAGTCCGCGAGCATATATTGCTGATAGTTGGTTAAGAAAAATAGAACCCCCTAAAGAAAAATTTAAACAAGCAGAAC